AACTTACGTGATTTGGCTTCAACAGCCTGACGTAAGATTTGTACGCTGATCTGCTTACCGCCGTTACCTTCTAATGCCGCAGTATCATTACCTGTGTAGTAACTTGATGATGTTGCATTTTGTGGTGAACGTGAGTAAGCCTGAGCAATTTTGAATGGGCTCAATGCTTCTTCACCAGCAGTTACAGATGTCTGTGCTGCTGAGTTGTCAGTCAATGACTGAGCGTAACGCACACGCAATGTGTGGATCTGACCAACTGGACCAGTCATTGGCTGAACGCCGACTAGTTCGTTAGCGATAACAGTTGGCATAACACGACGAATAACCGGTAGAATTACGCGGTTAAGAGTTGCGATGTTACCTGCAGTTGTAGTACCGGCTGAAGATTCAGCAAGCAACTGTTTCTTGGTGTTCTCTAAAATAACACCCATTGTTGAGCGGCGAGTTCCTTTCAAGCCTTCTAGTAGGGCTTCCTTGGTCTCGTCCCAACGGCTTTCTAAGAGTACTTTTGACATTTTAATTATCTCCTAATTATGTCTTACTTAAGCCCTGCCAGACGCTTGAGATCAATAACGTGTCCGTTATCTTCCTCAACTTCTTTTTTGGCAGTTTCTTTATCACCAGTCACTTCTTTGATAACACTTTCTGTTAAAGTAGTTTTAGCGCCTGCTTTAACTGTTCCAGTGTTAAGAACTGCTGGTAAATATTTTGCGAAAGCATCCTGCAATTTTGGTGTTTGGACACTTTCTAGTAAAGCCTTCATTACTTCTTTCTTCTCTTTGTTTAATGGGGCTAGGAGTTCATCCATTGCCTTTTCACGCTGAGTTGATTCTTTAATGATGCGAGCTTCACGATCCTTTATTTCGGCAACTTGAACTGCTTGTTCAGCAATCTGTTTTGCCTTAGCAAGTGCTTCATCTTTTGATTTAATTGCTGACATTAACTTGCGAGCCTCAGCCTTATCGTTTAGATAAGTTACTGAATATTCGCTAGCAAATGCTTCAAACAATTTACGTCCAAAGTTGTTTTCACGAGCTAGTTTTATATCTTCTTTGAGTTGTGATAATTCACCCTTCAATTGAGATGTAACTGCATTGCCGACTTTTTTAGCACTTTCAGCAATGAATTTTGCTTTAAGTTCTTCAAGTTTTTCACGGCCTTCAGCAATTAGTTTTACACGTGCCTCAACAACAGCCTTCTTGTCTTGTGCAAACTCTTTAATTTCATTAGCAAGAGCATGAACAATAAACTTTTCTAGCTTTTGTTGATTTTCCATTTGTGCTTTACGATCACTGCGCAATTCTTTAATTTCTTCTGCTAATTTTGTTACCATAAAGTCATTAAATTTAGTTGCGTGTTCACCTAAAGCCACTCTAGTAGCAACACGATCTGCCGCTAATTGCTTCTTTTCCTCATGAAATTCTTTAATTTCTTGAGATAGATTTTCAGTTAACATCTTATCTAGGGCTTCTACCATCACACTACGATCATGTTCGTAACGTTGTGCAAACTCTTCTCTGAGTTCACCACGTACTTGATCGCGGGCTTCAGTCAACTTAGATTCCCACAACTTATTAAGTTCGTTGCCGACATCTTCGTTGATTAGACCACTCTCTAGTAATGGTTTGATAGCATCTAACATGCTCATATCCCCTATTATTTAATTTTCAATTCCTTGATGAGACGCTTTACTTCCTCACCTAAGAAATTTTGTACCTTTTTGTTGCCCCTTGCGTCCCTAGCGATTTCTAAAACTTTATGACCATGCTTCATATTCATGAGGCTTTCATATATTGCTTTAGGATATGCGTTAGGTGCACTTGGTTGTGCAACGATATCAACAGTGATTATTTCAAAATCACTTACCTTGCCGTCCATGTCGCTTACATTACCTGATCCACGACTTGAAACGCCTAGTTTCACACCACTCTCCAACATAGTCTTTACTAATTGACCCATTGGAGTTGGTAAAATCTTTAGTTTGCCGAAACCGTTTGCGCCATCCATCCACATGTTTGTGATCATATGGCTAACACGGTCTAGATTAATCTTAAGGTCATCTGGGTGATCGACTTCACCTAATACAGAATAACCTTCTTGAATTTGTGTGTTTAACGTATTGACAGCAGTTTCAATTTCAGAAACGGGGTAAACACGCTCATTTGCGTTCTTTACCCCACCCTGAATAAAGATGCCCTTCATGTAGAGGGTCTTTAATTCATCGTTGCCTTCCTTTACGGATTCAACGATCATGTTTGCTCTATCAAACGTTAAGTGTTCCCTGAGATACAAAGCCATTTGTCTCCAAGTTACTCTTAATTAGCCTTTAGCCACTGGGCTTTTGGCATTTGCACCGTCATCACCATGTTTTGGTTTTGGTGCATTTTCTAACTTAGCGCCTTTACCGCCTGGTGCATTCTTGAATTTGCCTGCACCTGGTAAATCGCCTTCCTTCTTGCTGTATTCGTTAGAAGGACCTTTTGGACTATTTGGAACTGATTCATCACCGCCCTGATCAAACTTTACTGGCTTTACGCCGTTTGCTTTGACTTTAGGTTCATGTAATGCGGGGCTCTTAGTATATGCTCCGTTATCACCGTGAGTTACAGATACTTTTTGTAGTTGTACTGCTTCAGCAACAACTTCTTCCTCTTCGCTATCTACCATTTCTTCGTCGCCCATATCTTCTTCATCTGATTCGCCTTTTAGAACGGCTTCAAGATGTGCAACGATATCTGCTAATTCGTCCTTAACTTCTGCAACTTCTCCTGCATCAATGTCGCCTGCTGGTTCTTCTACTTCTTCTTCTGAAGCTTCAAAATCAATATCTTCTGCTTCTTCTTCATTCATTCCTGTTTCTTCAACATCAATCTCGTCCATCAAATCAGCGACTTGACCGTGCATTTGACCGCCTTCATCCATCATTTCTTCATCCATGATTGATTCATAGATTTCGCGTGATTTCTCAACTACGATTTCGTGGAATAATTCGCGGGCTTTTTCTTCTTGCTCATTGATAATAAGATCAATAAGCTGTTCATATTTCTTGTTTTCCATTTGTATTTCTCCTGGATAATAATGGCTTTGTAGAATTATTTAGTGTCTACATACAAAAAGTGTTCAATAAGTGCGATTTTTTTGCGTTTTTGGTGTATTAACCAGTTGGTTGCTGTGGTTGGGCTGGTATTCCGTATTGTTCTTTTACTTTTTTAAGATATTCTTTTTTCTCAAAATTTCTAACGTCCAACATTTTACGTAATTTTCTGATATGCTCAAGCGTTAGTTTGGTCTTGCGGCTTGTTCTCCATACAGGTTTGCTATTATCATCAGCGATATTTTGATAGCCCGGTACTGGGGGATTAAACATTTCAATTAAATGCATGATATTATTTATCTTATGCCGGTGGACTACCGGGACCTGCAGGACCTGCTTGCGGTGCTCCAGCCATTGCTGCATTTGGACCGGCTGCATTAACTGGACCTGCCGGAGGTTGCTGTTCTGGTCCTTGCTGTGCTTGTTGTTGCTCTAGTTCTTCGCCTGTTTCTTTATCAGACTCAATATCACTTACGCTAACGCCTATGCTACGTAAATCTGTTCCTGCTGGTTCATCAAGTTTTTCTTTACCATTTTCTTCACGCCACAATTTTTCATTCTTGTTGATTTCTTCTTGTGTTAGGCCCAAGAAGCGTTCTAGGGCAAAGCGTTTAGAGATATATGAAAATTGTTCCATTGTCTGATAAGTTGTCACTCTTGCTGTGTCTAACTCGCTTTGACGATATGCAGCAAAGTTTTGCGGAGGATTGAAAGTTAATTCAAACAATCCGCTATCAATGTTAAATCCGCGCCAACGTAAAAATAGTTTAAACTCTTCATCTAATTTTTTACTGATATAATTCTGTAGTCGTTCACAATATTGATTGAAACGATATTCTTGAATCAATGCTGTACCAACACGACCATCACTTAATGGTCTATCACTATCGTCTGGTCCAGTTGGTAGATAACTGCTTGGTACACGTAAACCACGTGCTAATCTGTTGTTGAAGTATTTTAGGTCATCAATTTCACCTAGATTTTGCCCACCTTGCATAACTTCTACTGATGATCCGCGACCGTCTGCGGTGACTGGGAAGAAGTAATCTTCGTTCATTGAAAGTGGGTTATATGTAGCATCTACTATAGATGCACCACCATATACGCTAGGTATTCTGCGTTGATGAATCTCATTTTTAATACGTTCTACATAAGCCATAGCCATGTGACTTGGCATGTTACCAACGTCAATCTTGAAGAGTCTGCGTTCTGGTGCACGTTGTACACGATAGATTAACACAGCATCTTCAAGCAATTCTTTCTGCTTGTATACTTTAAAGATATTTTCTAATATACTTTGTCCAAAAGGCCAAAATCTGTCAAGGCCTTCAGTCAGGCTAAGATGCACAATGTGTTTCGCGTCGATAGCCGATTCGCTCTGACCCAATGTAAAGCGGCTACCTGACGTATTGTATGGCATTGCAGGAACAGTATATGGTGTATTAGTACCACCACCTGTACCACCTAAACCTGTTGCCGGATTAGCGGCGAAATCCGTATTAGTTTTTTGTGCAACTGATAAATTTTGAAGATTAATGTTTAAATCTTTTAATACGTACTGTTCTGGAAGTTTACCTTCACTTTCGTTGACGATAACCTTGATAACTTTAACCATATCAACCCAATACAACTTAAAGTTTTCTGGGTCGCGTACAAATACTTGATCTCCGTACTTGATAACGTTACGGAATATCTTAAAAATTCTTTGATCAAATTCGTTTAGTTTACACCACTGTTGTAATTGCTCTTTAAGGATATTAATTTCATTCGGTGTAGGATCTTCTTTAAAATCCAATGTAAAAGCAGTTTTGTTTTGTTCGTTTTTCTGTGTACTAAACTCTGAAATGATGTCTAAACATGCGTTGATTTCAGCATCAACGTCCATCATTTCATATTGATTATAGCGTTCTATGCGATTTGGATGACCTGTGTAGACTTCTGGAAGTCTACTCATGTAATTTCGGTATCCAAAATTATCATTATTCCAATTGCCACTGCTTGTTTGACCATTGTTACCAGAATCGGTATTCCAAGCACCGGTATTGCTGTTAGCACCGGATATCGGACTACTAATTCCTGATCTGTTTAAAAATTTCTTTTTATATGACATTGGTTTACTTCTAATTTATTTATAGTTAAACTTGACTATGACGCAATATCTTGTGACTAGTTTGATTACCCGTATCAAGTTTTAATATTACTTCATCTAATTTACTTGTCAATACTTTAGCGATCATCTCATTCGCTCTAATTAAATCATCTTTTAGAGTTGTAGCAGAGATATTTTCGGACTCTTGTTGAGCAGTTTTAGTTTCTGAAGCAAATTGATCTGAACCCTTTTTTCCTAATTCTGCTAATAAACTATCAGGTGATAGTGGAATCACCATTTCATTACCGTGAAGCATAGCAGGGAAACCTGATTTAGGTCCGCGTACAATACCTCCCATATCTAAACTAGGTAGTTCTTGTTTAGGAATCTCAGCGTGGAAATGTTTTCCTTCTGTTGAAGAAGTAGGATAATTGTACTCATCTTTAACAGTACCAAACCCTATACCCTTAAGGATGTTAATTATCTTTGCTGATTGCTCAGGTGTAGGTGCTTTGTTTAAGGTAAAATCAACAGCACGACCATCTTTGTGTGAGGAGTTATTAAAGTTAAGTGCGTGATAATAATCATTTAAAGCAGTTATATGTTGTAGAGTTAAATCTCCGAAATCAGCCTGTTGTAGTTTTACAATACCGTCTAATAATTTTGGATCAAGACCGTAACCTTCTCCTTGAGTGTCTCTAGTTTTTGAATTTGCATCATCAGCAAATTTTCTTCCTCTAGCGTTAGTCCTGATGTTTGTTGGAATTTCTTGAGGGCCACGCAAATATTTAGGATCAATAACACCTGTATCAATTAATTTAGCGAGTGATGTTGGTACTGCACCTTGTCTTAAAGTAGGTGTAGCAATCTTGCTTGCGACCATTGCAGGAGTTTCTGCTTGTAATCTACCAGAATTCACTAATTCTGCTATATTAGGTCCTTGTGGTTGTGTTTCTGATTCAGGTGTGATGACTGGTGCTTCGGGTGTTGTAGTTCCAGCAGTTGAACCTGGAGGTACAGACAATCTTGCTTGGTTAGCGACCTTATCAATTATTGTATCTAATGTTTTTGTATCTAACTTGCTTACGTTTTTTGTACCTGCACTATCTAATGCAAGCATAACTTTTGGTCGTAACGAACGGGCTCTATTATTTGATTGTCTGATAAATCCTGCAATTTTACCGACCAAAGATGCATTCAGTTCTAATGTTGTACCTAAATTTGTTTGGACATTGATAGGTTGAAAATTGATTTCAGTTTGAGTAGTTCTATCTTGCTCTACATTAGTAGTAGGTGGTGTTACCGGTGCTTCAGCAGGTGGAGTGACTAGTGGTGTTACCGGTGCTTCAGCAGGTGGAGTGACTAGTGGTGTTACAGGTGTTTCTGCAGGTGCAGTGACTAGTGGTGTTACAGGTGTTTCTGTAGGTGGAGTGACTAGTGGTGTTACCGGTGCTTCAGCAGGTGGAGTGACTAGTGGTGTTACAGGTGTTTCTGCAGGTGGAGTGACTAGTGGTGTTACAGGTGTTTCTGCAGGTGGTGTTACCGGTGGCGTTACCGGTCTAGCAGTATTTTCCCCTCGACGTAAAATTTCACTACCAACTGGTGCTGCAGGTGTGCTTGATTCTCTAGACTTTTGAGGGTCGCTTACATTTTGTTGAGATACAATATTATTTTGTGCAAGTTCTTTAAATCTTTTTGCTTCTTCGCTGACATTTATTCCGAATAATCCAAGAATTTTTTCAACATCATCAGCTATTGAACCTAAGAAGTTGACAGCAGCCTGATCAGATTTTGCAATATTATCTAATGTACCTATAATTTTATTGGCATTATCAATCTCAGTTGTGGGTGCTGCTTGTCTTTTTGCTTCTTCTGTCGCAACAGGAGATTGAGTATTAATATCAAAATCTTGTACAAAAGGATTTACAACGTTTTGTAATTTGTCGGTTGCTTGTCCTAATGCTACTGCTGCTTCTTGTAATGATGATGCAATTTTACTTGCGCTATCTGCACCGCTTGTCATTGCTGACGCTATTTGTTGGGCAGCTTCTGAACGCAATTGAGCTCTATCTTCGGGTTGACGAGCATATTGTTTCATCGCATCTGACGGGAATAATTGATTTCTTAGTTGTTCATTTAATAATGCCGCAGGACCTACAGTAGTTGCTAATTGCCCTAAACGACCTCCCGGTTCATACATTTCTTTAGCAAGTAGATCAGCAAACACTTTTGCTTGATCTTCAGGTGCAAGTAATGCACCTGTTTCTTTATCTCTAGCATTTCTTGCTTGTTCTGCTAATTCTGGTATTACTTGAGCCGCACCAGACATGAACATCTGCAAGTTGTCTTTGCCCAATACACCTGTAGTTAATAATTCTTTGACACCTTTTTGTAATCCGGCAGGTAGAACGGACAACTGATCAACGACAGCATTTCTGAATTTTAATTCATCTTCTAATCTTTGTGCTTCTCTACGTAATTGTTCAGCTTCTCTTGCTGATTCAGGAGTGCCTTCTTTATCTTTCTGTTCAGCCTGCTGTCTTAATGCGTTAATTTCTTCTTGTTGCATTAAGTTTCTTAATTGTATGATAGGATCTTCTCTAGCAGCCCTCATACGTTTTTCAATAGTGCTGACTTCTTCTCCCGTTAATGCTGATAACTCATATAAATTTTTAATATATTCTAAACTTGCAGCCTGCAATTTGCTCATATTTGCATTTTGCATTCTTAGACTGATGCCAGCAGCATCTTGGGCAGCAACGTAGTTGCCCTGATACTTCATCATCTCTTCTTGGAATACGCCTATATTAGCAAATTGTTTTCTATTTTCGTTTCCAACTTGTACTAATTCAAAAAATGCTTTTTGTGCATCTCCTGCACCGCGTCCTAATCCTAATAATGCAGGCCCTAGACTTGCAATAGGATTAATCATTCTGCTTATAGTGTCAGAATGTAATCCCGCAGCATGTGCATAAGAGTAAAGTGAACTTGCTGTTTGTTGACCTACACCGCCTAATTTATTAAGGCTGTCTCTAGCACCTAATAAAGCCTGTGTTTGCCCTAAGAAAACATTTGCAAGTGAGCCAAATGCAGTAGCAAGGCCGGCAGCAGCTGCTGCCGGCAGTCCCAATCTTGCTGCTAACGTACCTAATGCCCCACCAACTGCACCTGCAGCACCGCTAAAATTGTTTAGACTTCCTGTTGAAGTAGCCATCGCAGATGCCGCTTGCCCAACTTGATTCTTAAGTGTTTGCGCGGATTGTGCTATGGACGCATTATTTTGTGCAATTTGTTGTGCAGCTTGCTGCTGTGCAGAAGCAACCGACATTGATGAAGATACTATGTTTTGTCCGGCTGCTTGAAAATTTTGTCCTGCAGTTCTTGCTGATTGCGAGGAGTTTAATACCTGACCATTTAGATTATTAAGACTACTTCCAACGATTCCGGTACTATTGGCTAATCCATTAACTGATTGTTGTAAAGCATTTATAGCATTCTGTAGATTATCAATATCTTGTGGGGTCATTTTTTACACGCTTTTTTTGGTTTTATAAATAACTCTACTATTTATAGTTTAAAAATTACCCAAAATTAAGAGGACAATATGGATAATCCACTACGTCAACATTTTAGAAGACCGGCCGTTTATATCAAATTACCCAGCGCAGGAGTAGGATATACACAGGATGTCATTGACATGCCCAGTAACGGTGAGTTGCCGGTTTATCCTATGACCGCATTAGATGAAATTGCATTACGCACACCTGACGCACTGTTTAATGGTGTTGCTGTTGCTGATGTAATCAAGAGTTGCGTACCTGCGATTAAAAACCCTATGCAACTCATGGTAAGCGACTTAGATGCTATATTGATTGGTATCAGAAGCGCAGGTGGTCAAGATACTGTTGATATAACAACAGTTTGCCCCGGTTGTCAAAATGAAGCAACATATGGTGTAAATCTGATGTCAATATTATCTACGATGAAGTTAGGTAATTATAATGAACCATTAAAACTTGATACGTTAGAAATTAAATTTAGACCAGTAACCTATATGCAGATGACAAATGCTGCTATTGGTCAGTTTGATTTACAAAAAGTTTTTAACCGTATTGAAAATATTCAAGACGAAAAAGAAAAAAGAGAAGCAACTCAAGAAGCAATCAAAATGGTAACAACGTTGACTATGAAAGTGATTAGCCAGTCAATTGAATTTGTTAGAACTCCTGAGGCTGTAGTCACTGATACTGATCATATTAGCGAATTTCTAGAACATTGTGATGCTAATACCTATAATAAAATCAAAGACTATAACGCAAAATTAAAAGAAAGCACCGAAATCAAACCGTTAAACATCACATGTACCGGATGTAATAAAGATTACAAACAACCCTTCACATTAAATTCATCCGATTTTTTCGGATGACGCTTCTGGCTTCTTCCCCTGCAGAAGTCACGAAGTTAATCACAGATATGGAGAATGAAGTTAGGGGTATCAAAGAAGCAGCATTAGCCATGGCTTGGCATCTACGCGGAGGTGCCACATATGAAGATATATTGAATATGTCTGTCGACGAACGTAAAGCAATCAACAAAATTATTGAAGCACATATGGAAACAACTAAGAAGACCGGACTTAATTATTTTTAAGTTGTCCTTCGGACAACACTTCACTCGCTATCGCTCGTTCAGTATTTTAATTTTATAAGGATTTAGATTATTTGCCGCTTTGAATCCATGGTAGTGCTATCACAGCACTACCATAAGTTGGACTTGCCTGCCCATCACCCATGTCGTTTGTTCCAATATATCTAGCCTGTTGTGCTGATACATCCTACCGGTTATACTGTAAAGTTTATGGACTGTAGTTGTAGACTCTCATCTACTATAACGCATGTTACATATCCGCAAAACGAAATAAGATATGTACTCATCGTGGGTTCGCAAACCTGTCGATTGCCCACTCGGTATGCGACACATATATAATGTGTCTTTACTCCAGATCCGCAGGTAACTAGTGTACTAGACTTGCTCAAGGAGAGCAGAGCATCCTCTGCCAAACAAATTTTAGATTGTTGTAGAAATTGTCAAAGTTTTAGTTGACGTGGTGTCTGGTGAGTTTGAAGAATATACTTTTAATAAATCTGAGTTTAAATTGAAAAAATGGTTGAATTCTATGATTAGCCAGTCTTTATGCTTTTTACTTGTGTAATATAAAAATTGATCAGTAATCCATGTTAATTTAGTTTGTACGCAAACAAAACTGCCCTTTCTGTTAAATTTCATAAACAAAATGTTTAAATCATTTTCGTCGCTAACTTCCATCATTTGATCTAACCAACTATCTAATACTTTACAATCTCCTGTTAATACAAGATGAAATGGAAAATCAGCGTATGACTTGCATTCTGCGTTAAATCTAGGAAAACTTTGTCCAGGAACTATATCACCTTTGAAACTGCGTATCTGTCCCTCATGTAAGATTTGTGTCCTTACTTTATTTTTTCCGCCTACGTATGCACCGCTGCCCGGCGCACGTATAAAACTCTCATTGTATTTTTCACTTAAAAATCTAGCGACTTCACGTTCCCAACTAGACCCTTTTTGTTTCTGTGGACTTGGCATGCGATTACTTATCCCTGTCTTTTTAATTCGTTAAAAATCCTACAGCATAGGGTTCATCTACAAGAGAACTGTGACACTTGTGTTCACATTCTACCCATGCCTTTTTTGTATCATCAAAACTATTAAAGAGGTATTTCCAAACATCATCATTTAAAACTTCTTCTAATGATTTTGTTTTAATACAAACTTTATCTCTGTATACTTGATGAAAACTATCTTTCCAATAAATTCTTTTACGCTCAGTTTCGTTATAGTCATAGGGAAAACTTACCCAACTGCATGGGTGTAGTACTCCATCAGCACTTACATATAAACCGCGATTACCTATACTACACATAGGAGTTATAAATTTATTATGCTTACTTGACACTTCTTTATATAAATCATAATTTTTTTGCAGGTATGAATCGTTGTTTTGTTTTCTACCTGTGATATCTTTAAAATATCTTTCGTACCTATGTGTCTTGCTAATGAATTCGGCTCTAGGTTCTAATGGATCAGTATTACCACCGAACGACTCGCCATACTTACTACCGAATTTCGTGCTATAAGTTAGTTGTAATCCGTCGCAACCCTTTTCTTTTGCTAGATTATAGATAGTATCTAAATGGTCTTGATTAAACGAAAATACAATAGTTGCCCAATAAACGAATGCAGGGCTTTCCTTACACATGATTTCCATACCAGTCATTATAGATTCCCAATCATTGTTGACTCTGTATAGATCGTTAGATTTTTCATCATACCCATCTATACTAAAGTTTATGGTATCATACTCATTTGATAGTTTTGCGAATTTTCGCCACCAGTCTGGTTTTTTGTAACTTCCATTTGTTATAGTATAGATATGAATCTTTTCGTTATGACTTTTGATATACTCAATAATTTCAAGGTACTGTGAAGCATAAATCGGATCTCCGATATCACCGCACATTGTGATTCTCTTTACTTCATTCTTAAGTAAGTCAGGAGTTAATGTATTCTCAAAAAACTTTAAATCAAGTTCATGATTAAACCACGGTACACGATCTGTGTCATTTCTAGGACATCTTGGACATTGTAGCGTACATTTGCCGCTTACTTCAAAATGCCAATGATATAATTGCCATGGATATTTTAAGTTCATGGACTTATCTCAATAAATTTTATATTGTCATCAAATAAGATTTTGATGATTTGTCCTGCAACATATTTGGCTGTTAGATGTTTATTTTGATAAATGTCCTGATATCTTTCAGTATCATTTTTATATCTGTTTTTATTAAAATTTGTTTTAGTAAGACCTACACGAACCTCTAAAGTCCTTATATTAGGATACTCTATTTGAAGCATCCTATTAAAGTCTGACAATGATTTTTTAGTTAAACTATAAGTTAAATTATTAGGGTAATATCTTTTATTATTAGTGCTAGTAATATTAACAATCTTACAATTTGAATTTTGTTTTAATACTTTTTGTGTCAGTAAGACAGGAGATAATAAGTTGGTATTTAAAATAGAAACGACATTATTTGGATCATGGTTATCAAAAATTATCTTACCGCCTATATCTGTACCGGCCATGTTAATTAGTATATCAACATCGGGCATGTCAAATTCTATAACGTCTTGTATATTAGATAAGTCTAAAATATCCCGGGTGAGCGGTATAATCTCAAACTTGTCAAGACTATTGGTTAATTCTTTTCCAATACCGCTATTGGCACCCGTTATTGCTATTTTCATAGTACAAGGTCATGTGTCGTATTATATGTTGTAAAGCCATTCTCTTTAACGACCTTGAGAACGCTAGGTACACGACCGGCTAATTCTTCTCTATGTGAGACTAGCCATACGCTCTTGTTACGATTACGGCTCATATCCTTCAAGATAGCCATGCTATTCTCAACACCAATGCTATCCATACCGCTATCAATAAGTTCGTCAATAAACAAGGTATTGATAGGACTGTATAGACTTTCCCATACATCACGGAATGCAAACGACAGTCCTAATATCAATCTGTTACGTTCACCGCGACTTAAGTTATCAAAGTCTAACTCGCGCCCATACTCAGTTATCTCAACAGATAGATCGTTTAAAAATATTACTTGATGAGGTAATCCGATTCTATCAAGGTAGTGTGTGAGCCTTGCGTTGAGATAACTGAGATTTTGATCTATGATTTTCTTGCGTACAAAACTGTCTTTGTTTGTTAATAGGTCTAATAAAAACTTTTGATGTTCAAGAAGTTTAGTATATGCGTTAATACTATTAAAGTCAACAATTTGTAAGGCCTGATTCTCCATCTCACTTATTTGATCTGTATATGGATTTTCTTCCTTTGATTTTTCATCAATTTTACTAATAAGGCTATCTACTAGGCTACGATGCTGAAATGCTTCTTGCTCTGTATCATAGTAGAGAACTGGCTGTTTGCCAATCGTTCCTAGTTCTTGTTTGGCTTTGTGGTAGGTTGCCAAACTAATATTAAGTGTTTCAATATTCTTTTCAGTTTCTTTTACAAACTTTTCTTTTTCTTTTTGTAATTTCTTATGCTGATCGTCATGTATCTCTTGACCGCAAGTATGGCACTTATGTTCTTCAATCGTGGCTAATTCTTTCTTAGCCTTTTTAAGTGCTTTCTCTTCACGCTCTACATCAGCCTCTTCTCTTGCGATAGCCTTGTCAATATCAGCATGATCTTTCTTTCGCTGATTATATGCAGTCAAATCTTTATGACCTTGAAGTTCAGCATCAATATCTAACTTCTTAAGTTCATCTAAATCATCTGTTAGTTTCTTTAAATCATCACTGTGCTTGGCATCCCAAAGTTTTGCTCTGCGTTTTAAATTTTCAATTTGTTCTAATATACGCTTGTTTGCTTCTTCAATTGCCTTGTTTTTATATTCTTCTTCTGTGATTTTATCTTTAGTTTGTTTAATTTGGTCTTTGATTAGTTCTGCTTTTTCGCTGAGTAATGTGATGCCAAGCAACTGTTCAATAATGTTACGTTGTTCATTTGTTTTCATCGCTAAGAACGGCTCGCTGTATGTGTTTAACGCAATGATTTGCTTGAACATATCAGGAGTCATTCCAATAGCACGTTCAATATGCTCTTGTGTTTCTTTGTTTTCACCTTGAGCATCGTTGACACATTCTTCTTCTTTATTATCTACATAAAACTTGAGTATGTTCGGCTTGCGACCACGTTCAATTTTATAGTCTACACCATTACACTGAAATTCTAATGTAACCATCATGCCTTTAGCATTGGTGCGATTTATTAAGTTATCTTTACGAATGTTGTTGATTGGGGTTCCAAACAACACATAACTCAAACCCTGAATAAGAGTGGTCTTACCAGTGCCATTTCTAGCACCATCTCCACCTAGATCAAGATTCTCTCCTAAAATCAGAGTTAATTCTTTACTATCAAAGTTTACAGCCTGGGTAACGGCACCTATTGATAAAAAATTTCGTAATGTTATATTTTTTAGTTGTATCATAGATTTCTATAAATCTCAAGCAACACTTTAGGATCATAATGTTGACTTTCAATATTGCTTATTTGATCTGTTATTATCTGATCTATGCTTTCAAATTTCAACTCACCTGGAGCAAGATCCACTGCATGTTGATCAAGTTTCATAGGTATCAATGCCATTTCGCGCAATTGATGTTTCGGTACTAGTGTTTCTTTGATATAGTTGGCTTCCTCATAACTGATATCAATATCAAGATGTACACGAACACTTCCGCGCGGTAGTAGATATCCATCAGGATTTTCTAATACATCGCTCAATTTATAAACACGGAATGTGGGTTGTTTAGGCCATGATTTGAATACTGGGTCACAACCCCATTCTAATATCATCATGCCCCTAGCATCATCACCTGCGTCAGCATAGTTGTGCGGGAAAGCATTGCCCATGTACCAAATGTTCTTACGTGACTGACGTTTATGAAAATGCCCTGAGTATACTTGTTCAAATCCACATACGTGATCATCACTTATTTCACCGTGATCCGGCATCTCAACCATTGCGTTCATGTAGAAGCGTGGCAGTTCAAGATGCGAAAACAAATATTTTGTTTTGAACTTGAGTAGTTTCTTATATTCATCTCCTACAAGCCAGGGAGAAATAGTTACATCGCCTTCACTAAACCAATCATTTACGATATGTACATTGGGTAAATGCTTTGCCCACTCTACACTATGAATATCTCTACGGTCACGATAATAAAGATCGTGATTGCCTGGAATGAAATGCACTGTTTGAAAAGCATCATTTAGTTTTTCTAATGCACGTAGTCCATACTGCATAGTGTGGATATTGATGCTTGCTCTGTGGTGATTGTAATCACCTAAGAAAAAGCAAGTTTCACAACCTTCTTGTTTAGCAGTTTCTATGAACCAATCAACAAAATCGGAACAGTCTTGATTATGTTCAAGACTGTTTGACTTCAAGCCGAAATGTATGTCTGTAAAAACTGCTGCCTTTTTAAATAAATTAGACATCAATATAGTTTATCTAAGTTGTTGATTTACTTAAAGTTTTTTGGTTATTCTTCGTAGACGTTGAATTTCATGCCTGCCATCTGACGAGTATGGCTTGGGTTCAATCCATTCATTTCTAAAATATCGTCACGTATATTTTGATTACGTTTTTCAGTATTCAATACGCGGCAGAAACTATTTGTGATAGCAGCCGTGTAATATGCGAATGGATTGGCTGACTTAGCCTCATTGAAACGTAATCCAACATATGTGAGTTGAAGTATGGCGCTGTTACGCATCTCATCGTTATACGTGTATCCACGCCAGTTGAACTTCATAGCATACTTTTCACAAAGCATGATATACATACGTGCTAACTTATCAGTTAATTGACCATGATCTTTACTGAACTCACCGGTCTTCACACCACCCTTCCAGTGACTCTTGCCCACGCAAACTGCGCTGTTATTTTCATCAAGTTTGTAATGCTGGAAGGGAGGAAAGTTGACCTTGACATGAACCATATCATCTACATCATCCTTAGTCTCTTCAATCTCTAAATCTTCAAATAGATTTTCATCTTCAACGTCATCAAACTCAAGGATATCTTTAGCAGTCTTTTTCTTTACAATCTTTCTAGGTTGTTTTGGGCTGACTGGAATATGATCCCAAGTCATGACACGAAAGACTAGATCGGTTACTGGAATGTCCTTTAGTTTTACTTCTTGTCCAGTTGTATTAAGAATTCTTGCTGCCCTTGCTTCTCTAGCAGCCTTGATGTTTTTGGGTCTTGATAATTGATCTAATGACTTTTCTAATGGGCTCTGCGGCATGTCTATGATTAGATCATATTGATGATATTCTTGACGGCTGTAGCAGCAATAACTGGTCTTGCTTGCGTGAATCTCTTTAAGAATATCTTTATTGTTTAAATAGTTTACTGGTTTTTTCGCTGTAGACATAGTTCCTCTTATTATTTTGTTGTAAAAATGATACATGACCTGACACTACATGTCAAGCCTCATTTAACAAAATTGGTGATTTTTAGGGCGATAAATAATACACAGACATGCTATTTATACGTATCGTATTAGAGGTTTATTAATGGCTACTTGCGCTGAATTATCACAACAGGCACAGAAATTTGCTACAGCATTAGCACAAGCAACAATAAGAGGAGACAACCTCTTAAAGTTACCTATACCTAATACAACTAACCCTTCTGAAACCCTAGCTGTACAGACACAGATTACCGGCTTAGTCAACAGCATGAATATAGTTAATGCTGAAATAAACAAACAACTTAGCAATTTAAATTCTACTAGAAGTCAACAGGAAGCACAGAATTGTCCTAGAGACGGCTATTTTAATACTAGAAAGGCGGCAGAAAAAACATTAGCAGCATTACAAAGTAAAACTCAAGTAGCACAACAAACTTTTCAAAATTTACCACCTGCGCCATCATCTAATACTGCTATTGTGCCCAGCGGCGATACTTTGATCACGCCTGGGACGCAAGCCCCGAACGATTTTCCAACAATTACTGTTATAGGTACTAAAATACCTGACGGCAAAATTACGGTTGCTGATCCTAATTTGGTCACGCCGTCATTAGATCCTGCACTATTAGGTCCTCCAAATATTAATACAGGACAACTTGAAGGTACTGATGTTAATATTCCTACTGGTGCAGGTAATATAGATGTTACTGCACCAAACTTAAACATCACGGGGGAATTGCAAGGTGGTGACGTAAACATCCCAACAAACGCAGGAAATATAGATGTCACAGCGCCAAACTTTGACCTTACTGAAGATGAAGAATTAGAAGAAGTCGTGGTTACTGCCAACAGAGCTCCAACAACGCAAGGTGCAGTACAAAATACTAGAAAGCAAGCATCACTAAGACAAGAAACAAATTTTGAAGCACGAAAAGACTGGCGCGTTAAGTTGTCTTTAAGCCCCGGCGCTACATATTTGTATAACGATAACTCAAATGTTTTATTAGCACCTCTAAGAGGTACTAATGGTGTTATTTTCCCATATACCCCTAGTGTACAAGTAGGATATAGCGCAGCATATGGAAATTACCGTCCATCGGGTTCAAACTATTCATATCCATATTATGATAGTAGCGCCATAGATAGTATTTCAATAACAGGTGACTTTACCGCTCAAGATAATTATGAAGCAAATTATCTATTGGCAACGATACACTTTTTCAGATCGGTCACAAAAATGTTCTATGCATTAGACTCAAATCCTAAAGCTGGTACGCCTCCCCCAGTTTTATTTCTAACAGGATTCGGACAATTTATGTTTAACAATCACCCATTGGTGATAACTAATTTTACATATACTACTCCAACAGATGTAGACTATATCAGAGCAGGAAACTTTACACAAGGTGCTGGGTCACAAACAAATGACAGTAATAACGATGCCCTTAAAAAATCAACAAACTGGAATTGGGGAACATTGTTACAAAACACTATACAAAATACATTGGCTTCGGGCGCAGCAGCAATTGGTAATTTCTTGAACTTTAGTAAAGACTATAATGTGTTGACTCCAGGTGGAGAATTAGGACAGGCTAATTGGACTTATTCAGGATTTAAAGGATTTAATTCGGGAGAAACAGCAAATCCAACATATGTACCCACTAGAATGCAGATACAACTTTCAGCAATGCCTGTACCAAGCAGACTAGATGTCAGTAACTACTTCAGTCTCAAAGATTATGCTAACGGTAAGTTGTTGAGTGGATACAACGGAAAAGGTAAAGGCGCAGGATTCTGGTAATGTCACAAAATAATATATACCCATCAACAAGTCCTTACAGAGACACAGAAATTTTTAATAATAAATTTCTTGACTTTATGGTCAATAGACCTTTCCCTGCATCTAGTAGCGATGTTCTTTATACATTGCCTATCGCTTATCAATATCGTCCTGACTTGTTAGCATATCATTTATATAATGACAGCAGGTTATGGTGGGTATTTGCAGCAAGAAATCCTAATCGTTTAGGATTTGACCCTTATTTTGATTTTGTAGCAGGCATACAAATATACATACCAAAATTAGAAACATTACGTCAATATTTAGGTATATAACATGGCAATCGTTAATGTAAATGGGCCAGATGCAACAGTAAGAAGATGGCCTAAAAGTTCTGGCTCTAGCGAATTTGTTGATATTAATATATCCGGCACAGTCAATGATAAGACATTAAAACCAGAAATGACTGTAAGATTGCCCGGTGGAAAGACTATTACCGGAGACATTAATTATTGGAATAGTATAAAATCAGCAGGTGGTGTGCCCGGTCTTAACGAAGAACAGTCATACTATATGACTCAGTTTTTAACACAGCCTACTCAAACAGTTAAAGACTCTAGCGGTTTTCCAGTAAAATTAAAAGGATTTCCTGCACTAAAAGAAGTTTATTCTAGCGTAGATGAAACATTAAAAGAAAGAGAAAGAGAAGATACGCTACCAGGCACAAAAACATCTACAGAGGACTTAACATTACCTGACGGTACTAAAGTCAAGACTACAACAGTGAACGAAGTTAGTGAGCCAAGAAATCCTGCAAGCGAAAATAATCCTACTCCACAGCCTTCAACAATAAATCAAACACCCGGCGACAATGCTGACAAGAAACAAATAGTTGGGGCAGGGGACGACGATCAAAGTCCTAATAAACAAAATACAGTAGATGGTACTAATACCGGTAGCACAGTAGCCAAAGATGAATTTGGACTTCCTGTAGGTACTATTATTGATCCTACAGGATGGGGACCATCAGCAGGATCTTCTAACTCACAGACTGATAGTTCCGGTAAACCTTCTGGAAGTAGACGCACCTACAATCCATTAGCGCAACTTTCTAGTTATTCTTATATTATAACACTGTATATGATAAGTCCAGATGCTTACAAAGCATTTATTGATTCTGGTAGAAAAAAGATAGATGCATTATCTAAAGCAACTCCTGTAGGTGAAGGTAGTCCTAATGTTGAAGGAGGTGCATTGATTGTTGCTAGAACAGGGGGCAACAACACAACAGACAGAATAGGCAACATGGATTATTTTATTGATAATTTAAGAATGAGTTCTTATATCAATACTAAAACTACAGGTGCGGCGATAGCGGCTGTGAGTGAAATTTCTTTTACAATTTCTGAACCATATGGTTTTAGATTTATAACTGATTTAAAAAATGCTGTAAAAAGATTGCAAGCACAATCAACATCGGCAAGTTATAAAAGCATGACATCATTGTTTAAACAATTTTTTATATTGGGTATAAAATATTATGGCTATGATGCAGATGGTAATTTGATAAAAGGCACAGATAAACTTTATGGAAATATGGTAGATCCATTAGGCGGCGATGGTTTATTTGAAAACTTTTATGATATACAAATACAAGATTTTAGATTTAGATTAACAGGCGATACTGTGACTTATAATGTGACCGCAGCCGTTCCTGTGACACAGAATGTGTTAGGTGTTAAAAGAGGAAGAATACCGACAGGGGCAACAGTACAAGGTAAGACTGTTGAAGATGCATTGATAGGTGAATATGGTCTATTCACAAACCTAAATAAAAAAGAAGAGGATAAACTTAAAAACGGCAATGTGACTTATCCTAATAAATTCAGTGTTGTGTTCATGGGAGAAGCAGAACAGTTAATTAAAAAATCTCCGTTAGTGACATCAAATGATTTAGAGAAAGCAAGATTTGGTGATCCGTTATTGAACACGACTAAAGAAGTTAATGAAACACAAGCACAATCACCACCTGACACTACCTCAAGAATTTTATCTTTTGGTCATGATACCTCAATAATTTCTGCGATTGAAACAATCATAAAGAAAAGTGCTTATATGGTTGATGCATTAAACACATTGTATACTAATGCTAAAGAACCTAATCCTTCACAGAAAAATTATGAACAAATCAATCAAGAACCACAAACATTAAGGTGGTTTACAGTCACTAGCGATATTAAAAAAGTTGATTGGGATCCTAAAACAAATGACTGGGCTTATGATTTAGTTTATATCATACAAGTTTATGATATACCTAGCATGGAGACTCCATATTATAGCACAACGTCAAAATATAGGGGCCCTCATAAACGTTATGACTATTGGTTTACAGGGCAAAATAGTGAAGTGCTTGATTTAGATTTTACATTAGATAATACATATTTTCTTTCTATCATGGGTTTCCCTAATAAAAATACACAACCTTCTGCTTCAACACCGGGAAATAGAGAAACAAACACTGATCAAAGACAAACGACAGGTCCAGCGGCTGGTAATGGAAACTCTACAGCGAATTCTACTGGACTAAAAAATGACCCGCAAGCCCCGAGCAATCAAGGACCATCAGAAAAAAATGCTTCAGGTGGCGGCGAATTCTCTGTAGCACCGGGCATAGTTAATAACGCAGATAAAAGTTCATCATTAGGGGTTGGTCTAGAAGCAGAAAATACTGTAGCAACTTATCTATATGATCCTCAGGCATTCAGCACTGCCAGACTACAAATTATAGGAGATCCAGATTTTCTTGTAAGAGATTCAACTACAACTATTAATAGTTTGTATAATCAATATTATAACACAGACGGATTTACACCTAATGCAAATGGCGGACAAGTATTTGTTGAGATAGGATTCAAAGAAGGTGTTGATTATAGAGATACTGATGGATTACTAAACATAAACGATAATATTTTATTTTTAACATATCCCGATTACGTAAAAAAAATAAGTGAAAATAGAATCGTATACATGGTAGCCCAGGTTGACAGCCTATTCAACAGAGGTAGATTTACACAAACACTTAGTTTAGTACAGCCATACTTTCCAGGTAGTTCTACTGCACCGCCAACTGCGCCTGCTCAAAGCACGCCTGCACAAAATCCAAATAACTCACAAACTGTGAGTGATACTAGCAAGGGAACTACTACTGCCAATGATGACGCACTACAAGAAGTTCAGGTCACTGGTAGAAGAGTCTCTCCTGCCCCTGCAAAAACTGAAGGCAGACAATCAGATAATCTAGCGAATAAGACTGATGCAGAGTTATTCACTTTAGGTTATATGCCTGATGAATTTGATAAAGTAAGAAATGGTGGTGGCTAACAATGGCAACTGACGTACAAAAAAGCAAAGGTAAATTAAAGCGCAGCAGCCCTACATCGGGCGGATCTAATCCTGAACTAGTACCTAAGATAGGCATCGTCAAAAATAATAGCGACAGCACACGTTCAGGACGCATTTGGGTTTATATATCAGACAACAGCGGCACAGACCCAGAAGATAGTACTTGTTGGAGACCTGTTTTCTTTTTAAGTCCTTTTTATGGCAAAACATTGAATACTGCGCCGAATACCGGCGAAGGCAATTTCAAAGGTAACACACATAGTTATGGAATGTGGTTCAGTCCTCCAGACATAGGAACATCTGTATTATGTGTATTTGCTAATGGCGACTTAAATTTTGGTTATTACATAGGATGCATACCAGATCCACAAGCATTACACATGGTACCGGCTATTGGATCTAGCACATATATCGTTCCGGGATCAGGTGAAGCAAACAAGTATGGCGGTGCAACACGATTACCTGTAACGAACGTTAACAGTAGCAATAAAGAGATCACTAACACTGGTAAATATTTAACAGAAGCGAAACCAGTACACCGATATGTCGCTGCT